ACTGTTAAAGACGTTAGATGCAGTGACGAATCCTAAAGAAAAAGTTTCTGTTATTCATGCTGCCTTTGGTGATAAACCTCACGTAGTTGCGTTTGTCGAAGTTGAGAAAGATTGGACTGACATGGAAAAGTTAGAGTATACTTTCATGAAGACAAACAGTATCAACGAGGCATGGTATGCTAGTGAAGATGTTGAATACGTTGGCCCTGAGCCTGGGTGTCGTTCTACCAGTGTTGGTGATAAAGTTTTGATTGGTGCAACCACGTATGTTTGTGAGTCTGCCGGATGGAGTAAAGTGTAATGATGAAAGCACTATTAATCGTGTCTGCCCTTAATGGTGGTCTGGGTACATATGAGGTAGAGATGCCGTCTATGGATGAGTGTCTTGAAGCAAGGATTGCTGTTATGGAACAGGATAAGAGTGCAAAAACTCTCTGTGTTCCAGCGGTTGCAGAGACAGCCAAGATGGAAAAATTCTTCTCTATTTTCATGGGAATTGTAACTCAAATGAAAGAATTAGAAAATGAAAGACTTAACGCTGAAGCGTATAGGTAGTGTAAGAAGTGCCTTAGATAAGTGTAAAAAGTCTACTTGGGCCTATCAATACTGGTCAAATGTCTTAGCATATATGATAAGGATGGGTGAACGAGAAGATAAGTTTACCTAAATAACAATATGGTCACACTAACAGACAAAGCGAAAAGCTATATGAAGAGTGTCATCATGAATGGTGACAAGGTATCTCTTGCCGTTAAGGGTGGTGGATGTTCTGGATTCCAATATGTTTGGGGTTTGATGACTGACCATCCAGACGTACAATGGTCTGATCCCATTGAGGAAGTTTTGGTGGTTGATCCATTGGCAGAGATGTATATTTTAGGAAGTGAAATTGATTATGTTACTGAGCTTGGAGGCTCATATCTTGCTGTAAAGAATCCGACTTCCACAAGTTCATGTGGTTGTGGCGAGAGCTTCGGCGTATAATGTATGGCATGGTTTATCATAGTTCTACTCACAATCAACAGTGGAGTTGCTTCTGAGGAAGTGCTGTCTAACTATAAATTCAAATCAGAATTATCTTGTAAAGAATTTGTCGTAAAAAATTATGACAAATTAAATGAACGTGTGAATAAAGACTATGACCAACATAAATCGACTCCCAATCTGTATCATTGCATTACTGGTGTGCCTTAATGGTTGTACTTTTTTAGGAGTTCCTTGGCAACTTTCAGCTGCAGGCACCGCTGGTGATCTTATCTCTGCTGAACACACTGGAAAAACACTATCGGAGAATGGTGCTTCTATAGCTCTTCAAAGAGATTGTAAGTGGGGTAGAGTAGCTCTAGGTTGGGCTCCATGTCTTACCAAGAAAGAACTTGTAGATAATTTAATTGACATGGACTGTAAAACGTATTCTTGGAATTTCCTAAATATTCCGTATTGTAAGGAGATTAAATAATGTTTGATAAGATAACTGTGCCGTATGATTCCGTTATGTTATATAATGTTGCAAAACTAAAAAATGATATAGACTTTGATGATGTAGAGTTTGCCATCGCTGAAATGTGTTCTCTCGTAAAAGAGACTTATTCAGATTTCATTGCTGGTCAAGTATTTCAGTACGAGGGGTTTATTTCAGAAGAGGGCACAGTAGGTGAGCATGGTAATGAAGGTAATCATATCGCAATAGTCACGTATTGGAAATCTTTTGAGTCCCATGAGAAGAGTCACAGAGATGATAAATTTAAAGAAGCATTTTCTAACTTAATGCAGTATTGTGATGATACTAAAGAATTAGGATACAAATTACTCTGGCAAGGAGAGAAGTAGATGCCCGCAAGAAAACACACACAATGGTTAGCAGAACCGACAATAGAATATGTAGACAGTCGTATTTACAGTGATTGGGGAATCTTTAACCAAGAGCAAGAGAAGATATTCAAGAAATGTTGGATACCCCTTTGTCACGAATCAGAGTTAGAAAATCATCTAGACTTTAGAGCATCTAGTATTGCTGGTTCTAAGGTGGCCATGATTCGAGACAAGGATAGAATCGTTGCGTTTGAACATAACTTTCAATCCATGCCTCCTAGTGGAAACTTGTCTTCAGATGGTGGTTATGATCACTGGAATTGTCCAGAACTACCATGTGAAGTTAAGTTTGGTGGAATGGTATGGGTTACACTAAATTCTAAACCAGTTCAAGATGTTGAAGGGTGGGCTGCTGGTGCGTTTGATGTTATTCGTTCATCACTTGATACAGAACCATTGGAAGTTTTTCACTACCACAAGGCGATTATCGACAGTAACTACAAACTCTGGCATGATACAAATAGTGAATTTTATCATGACTATATGCACTACTTCAATCGTGTTACAGGATTCAATGATGAGTATTTTTCTCGTAAGTGTACTGGGTTCGATAATGGTCATGTAAATGTGGGTAGTTTTGAAGTACAGTATGGTGAGTTTGAGTTAGGTGAGTCAAGAGAAGAGCTATCATTTCCAAACCTACCGCCAAACCAGTGGTATATGATTGACCTATTTCCTGGCATGAATTTCAATTTAAGGGGGTCTGCTTTACGCTCTGATGTTGTCACTCCGCTGGGCCCAAATAAAGTCATGATTGAGTTTCGTGGATTTGGTCTGAAAAAAGATACACCAGAAGAACGCAAAACTCGTATTAATCATCACAATACAATCTGGGGCCCAATGGGTCGTAATCTACATGAAGACCTTCTTGGTATTTCTGGTCAAGGTGCAAGTATGTCGCCTGGCCAAGAACATCGTCACATACTGCATGGTAGACACGAAGATGAAACAATCCACGATGAGATTGGAATGAGACATTTCTATGACGAGTGGAGCAATTGGATGGGAATTGACCCTAAAAATCCTATGAGAGAAAATGCAGTGTGGGAGAACAGAGAAGATGCATACGTATAAATGCACAATCCTAAGAGTAATAGATGGCGATACCGTAGACGTAGACATTGATCTGGGTTTTGGAGTATGGATGCGTAAAGAGCGTGTTCGTATTCTTGGTATCGACACACCAGAGAGTCGTACAAGTGATAAGGTAGAAAAGGTGTATGGTAATCTTGCAAAGGAATTTGTTAAGAACTATCTGCCTGTGGACAGTGTTCAGATACTACAAACAGAGAAAGATGGAACTGGTAAGTTTGGTCGTATTCTAGGAAAGTTTCTTGTGCATGACAGCGTTACAGATAGACAGATGCATCTTGGGGATATTATGATTCGTGAACATCTTGCGGTTGAATACCATGGCCAATCCAAAGAAGATATTGAGGAACAACACATTAAAAATAGAGAGTTGTGTGTAAAGAGTATTGACTAATTATTTCCAATCATGTACAATATAAAACAATGATAGGAGATTTATATGCCAGTGAAATACACATTTGTGTCAAAGGATAATGATGATTGGGCATCCGTTATAATACAAGAAGGTAAATACGAAGGTATTATCTATCAGTATGGTCAAGTATCTGTGGCTGAAGGTGAAGATGAGAACGGCAATATGCCTCTATCTTTTAAGTATAATATCATAGAATACAACGGCCATGAGCAAGAAGACCTTAACAAATCAGTAGAATTTAAGAACACACTAGGAGATATTCTGGTGGAAATACTGGATGAGCAATTGGAGGCAAACAATCTTGAGTACAACGATTGAACGAACAGCTCTCACACAACTTGTAACGAATGAACAGTGTGCACGTAAGGTGCTACCATTTATCAAAAAAGATTATTTCTCTGACAAAACGGAACGAACAGTCTTTGAAGAGATTAACAATTTTGTTGACAAGTATAACAAAATTCCGACACAAACATCTCTGGAGATAGAGGTATCAAATCGTAAAGATTTAAATGAAACAGAACATAAAAAAGTTGTCGAAGTCATCAAGACATTAAAATCTACGGATGTAGACTTTGACTGGCTCGTAGATACAACTGAGAAATTTTGTAAAGATAAGGCGGTATATAATGCAATCGTTGAAGGTATTGGAATCATTGATGGAAAAGACAAAGACAGAGATGCAGGAGCTATTCCGAGCATACTTACAGAGGCCCTTGCTGTGGGGTTTGATAATCATATCGGGCACGATTATCTGTTGGATTCAGACTCCCGATATGAGTATTATCATACAGTAGAAGAGAAGATTCCATTTGATTTGGACTTCTTTAATCGTATAACCAAGGGTGGATTACCACCCAAGACACTCAACATTGCACTTGCTGGTACAGGTGTTGGTAAGTCACTATTCATGTGTCATGTGGCTGCAAACTGTTTAAGTCAGGGTAGAAACGTCCTGTACATCACCTTAGAGATGGCGGAAGAACGTATTGCTGAACGTATAGATGCAAACCTCATGAATATCTCTATGGAAGATTTGCATGACCTTCCTAAGCAGATGTTTGAAAGTAAGATAGAAAAGATTGTCAAAAGTACCACTGGAAAGTTGATTGTAAAAGAGTATCCGACAGCTTCCGCACACTCCGCACACTTTCGAGGATTGATTAAGGAACTTGCAATCAAGAAGAGTTTTAAACCAGATATTATCTTCATAGATTATCTGAATATATGTGCCAGTAGTAGATTTAAAGGAGCAACAAATGTCAATTCTTATATGTATATTAAGTCAATTGCAGAAGAACTTAGAGGATTGGCGGTTGAGACAAATCTACCGATTATGTCAGCGACACAAACCACTCGATCAGGTTTCGTATCTACGGATATTGGTCTTGAAGACACTAGTGAGTCTTTTGGTCTGCCTGCCACAGCAGACT